TCTTCAGATAGAGGATCAGACTGTGACGCTGGACGCGGCGAGCGGGGTTCCGAGAATTGACATCGTGGAGGCGCAGGTAAAGGTAATAAGCGACAGGGCTGATGTAGTCCAGGTAGCGGGGATTGGGAGTGGAAGCAGTATAGAAGTTACAACGGAGGAGGTTAAGCGAGATATCCGGTATTATTTATCGGTGAGGAAGCAGACGGATACGACGGAGCCGACGGCGGCGACGGCTGCTGAGTTGACGGGCTTGGTAGCGATAGCGGGTACGATAGATTTAAGCAATAAGTATCTGTTGAATATCATGGACGGCGAGGACGGTGATTTCATCGAGATAGATTGCAGGGGGGCTACGCCGGAGGCGACGACAAGGTCGGAGATAATAACAGCTATCAACAGTGCAGTCGGCAGGACAATGGCTACAACCGGCAGCGGTAACGTCATTGTACTCACCGGAGCAGGTATCGGGCAAGCATCCGCATTTTCAATAAAACCGCCAGTCAGCGATGTAAATAAGGATTGCGCTGATTTAGCGCTGGGCCTGTCCATAAGTGGTGTCTACCGCTATGATTATGCCGGGGTAAATGACTGGTTTAAATTGGCTGAAATTGATGTCGGCGCGTTGACTACGGTATTAACTCCGACGGAGATAAGAAACATTGACGAAAAAAGTACGTGGACGGATGGAGATGACATCTTAGTATTCAGTCATATCTTTAGCGGAGGCTGGTCAGGTACTTTTAACGATGGTAACGCAAATACCGTGACAGTTAAGAATGGGATAATAATATCGGTAGCGTAAGATTGATTGGATTCCAATTTTTATCTATATGTCCATGCGTGATTAAAAGCTAAAGATTTATTACAAGCAAGATTTAATTTTTCTATTAGTTCTTTTGCTTGATGTTCAGATATCTGCATTTTTATTTGCATTATTTTTGAATTTATTCTCAATTGTTTGCATAAAGTATATTCATCATGCCATCTGCTAATAAACCATAAGTGATTCCATCTTTCAATTACCTTTTCGATATATATTTCACAGATTCCAGTATCATTAAAAGTTTTAGTTATTTCTGATTTTTGAATTTCCATTACTTTCTTCTTATTGCATCCCTTATTCTTTTTCTAAGTTTTTTATCACTTTCTTTTATCGTGAAAAATAAAAACTTTTTATCTGCGATTCTTTGTAATCCATATTGATCTGCTAAATGGTCGAGATATTTTCCTTTGAAAAATTTAAATGTTTTTGAAAATTTTTTAATATCTTTTTCTGTAACAAAAGTATTAATGTTTTTTTTAAATGGATTACGCATTTTTTAATATCTCCTCTATCTTTTGCCCGGTTGCTTTTTCAATTATTGCTTGTAATTTCTTTTTTCTTGGGCATGGATTTATGTCGCATGATAAATTATAATTACAAACATTGCATATTTGTTTATATTGTTCAATCAATGCCTCCAGCATTTCAGGAGCGGAAGATACGAGCCGGGCATTGGCCTCTATTTCTTCCATATCTGTTCCCGGAAAACCATTTGGAAATAAATCTAAATGATAACCATGCCGAGGCAATCCCACATGCCATTCCTTATATTTATGCTTGACAAAACAAGTCCATGGCCCCGGAGTGTGCTTTAACTTAAATATTTCACCCGTGCCATTACATTTGTCGCATACGATAGTCACTTTTACTAAATCCTGACTTAACCATCTGCCTTTACCTTTGCATCTATCACAAATCATTGTTTCTTTCTCCTGTGCGATTGTTTTAATGGTTGTAAAATGAAATAAAAAATTTATTACTATTTACCCGACTTAACGAAATAGAAAGAAAAGGATTACCTTTTCCATTATCTATATATGATAAATTTATTGCAGATAATTTTAAAAAAAACGATCCGCAATATTCCCCGCCAAAAGGACTTCCGAAAATTCCATTTCTTAATTCCTGACCATCTTTATGAACTTCAAACATTGTCGGCTGGCCATTATGATTTGTAATCCGATAATAACCGCAACCAACATCACTCAAATCCCAATTGATCCGATTCAAATACTCTTTTAATTGTTCTATCGTGGGCGATGTTATGATTTCTTTTTTATTTTTTTTATATTTCATTGTTTTCTCCCATTGGCGACAGAAGCATTGTTTTGTCAAAACAATAGGGGAGGTTTTCTCCCCTATTATAACTTTAATTTTTACTTTTTACTGCTTTATCTTTTCCAGGGCGGATCCTTTTTCGCCGTTGTAGCCGCCGGGGCTGCTGTTTTCTTCGCCGGAGCCTTCGCCGCAGGTTCGTCTGTTTCCTGTACCGCTGGCTGCTGATCTTCTTTTAACGGGAGATGCTTTTTAATATTATTTTGTATCTGCCCTTCCATGCCTGCTCTGTTATCGGGACGTACCCCGACAACTATTTTCAACGGGATATTATGCACTTGCGCGCTATCCTTCAACTCTCCCTGAACGCCACATGCCAGACATATCGCGTTGAGCGCGCGTCGTGAAATCTGCTCCGCCTGCTGATTTTTATTCTCAAGATTCAAATTTTCAAATAATTTCTTGCCTTTCATTGGGCCGTCAATTATTTGATACGTCAGCTTCAGCATGTTTCCTGTTCCCTGCGAATTAGGGAGGTAATCGCTGTTTTCAATAACTGCGATGTAATCGCCTGCCGGCAATGGTTCAAACGACTGCTCTTTCGCGTCGTTAAAATCCGGTTGATAATTTAGTTCTGCCATTACTATTTTCTCCTTTTGATTATTATTTTAATTTTCGTTAGCTGTCAACATCCATTCCATGATGTCCTGACAAAATTCTAACGATACCTCGACATCGCCGAGTCCGAAACTGTTCCCATTTATCATCGCCGGATTTTCACCCGAAAGATGCAGGATTCTTTTTTTACTTGTTATTGCCTTGCCTTTCTTTTGCAGTGTCTTCTCGTCTTTTTTGACAAAAATTTCCTGCGTATAAAAAGCAATCACGTCCGCCCATTCCTCGACAACTGATAATGCGTTTTTGTCGATCTTCATTACCGCCTTTTCATAATTATCCATGTTCGGCGGCATAACCGTAATCGTTGTGGAATGCGCGACTACGATTACATCCATGCCGTGATCCCTGAGAACATCGCAATTATAAAGAAGTCCTTTCCACGCCTCAACCGCTAAATATTTTAATCCCTTCTGAAACGCAGTCTCTTTGTTGTTATCGTCGGTTAGGGATACCAGCCCTTTCTTCTTGCATATATACGCATGAATCAGCGGCTCACACCAATCCAGCGAATCCAGGATTACCCTTTTGTATGAATGTTTTTTCGTAATCAGGTAATCAAAGATTTCCAGTATCTCGGAATAATCTTTAACAACCGGGGCCTTATCGCATTTGATATGAGCAACCCTATCTTCAGTCGGTATCATCAATGCGTTTTTTGCCGAGCCTGCGAGTGACGATTTCCCTACTTTGGGCGGACCATATATAATTACTTTTCTTGGTAGCGTCTTCGCTCCCTTACTGATTTTTTCAGCAGTAAATGCCATGCTCTGTTTTCCTCCTGTATTATTAAATTTTTTCGACTTTCACCGAAGTCTTATTGTTCTTAATCGTTACGCAATCGCTGACCATTTTATAATATTCAGCGTTTTCCTTGCTATCCCGCAGCCATTCAAAACCTTTAGCGTCAACGGAAAATTTTATTTTTTCCGGACGCAAATCCGCGGGAATATCTTTGCGTACAGATTCCCATGCCGCCTGATCGAGATCATAAACAACATTCTTCTTCAGATTGACTGAAAATCCAAGTTCTTCTTCTTTAAAGGTTTTTGAATTGCCTTCAAAGTCAGTGCCATAGATCGTCTCAATCTGCGCCTCTATCTCGACGCGGCTGCTTTTCGCCTTGTCCTCAGCTTTCTTGGCTTTTAACCAGTTTTTAAATAGGTCTGCCTTATTCTGATCCGTCATTGCTTTGCCTCCGCCTTCGCGTAAACATTTAACCCGATTTTAATATCAGGATACTCAGGAGCGGCAATGTTCCCGGATGTCGTCGCTACTGTTACGGTTTTACCCGATTTACTCGGCCCGTATCGTTTCGACAAATCAACCGTGATTGTCAGGATATTATCCTTTACTTCCATTGCACAATTGGTCATCCCTACTTTCCCTCCTTCTTCTTTTTAAATTCTTTTAGACCAAGTTCAAGAATTTTAAGATAGCCTTCCTGAAACTGGTCTATTCCCTGATCCATGATTGCGCTTTTGATAGCGCGTTTAAATTCCGGGGAACAGGTGATTGTTATTGTAGTATTTTCATCCAATATTACACCTCCATTATTTATGATGAAATGACAATAGCCAATTATTATATTTCCTGTCAAGACAAAAAAAAATAAAAATCTAAAAAAATAAAAATATTTCTTGACAGGTTTTGCCGATATGGAATAGGTTATGGGAAAAAGAAAAACAGGAGACGACAATGGCCGCATTACCTAAAATAGAAAAAACAACGCTTGACGACGTTGACGAAAAGTTAATAGAAGAAAAAAAGAAAGAAGCATTCCGGCACTACCTGGGGATGAGTATCATCGGAGAGGAGTGCTACAGAAAATTATTTTATACCTACCGCTCCGCGCAGACAAGGGAATTCAATGCGTCCGGCGTCTGCGCAATTGAAGACGGATATACACAGGAAGCAATCATGGCAAAGCGTCTGCGGATGCTTCCTTATATTGAATTATATACGGAAGACCCTGAGAATCCGGGGCAACAAATCGGGTTTTCCCTTCTCCTCAGCCATTTCCGGGGGCATGCAGATGGCATAATCAGGGGATTGCTGGAGAGTCCGAAGACATTTCACATCTGGGAGCATAAATCGGTAAATGAAACAAAATTTAATAAATTAGTCGCATTAAAAAAAGAAAAAGGGGAAAAGCAGGCATTGCAGGAGTGGGATCCGATTTATTTTGCACAAGCGCAAATTTACATGCATTGCACTCAATTGACCAGACATTACCTGACTGTGACAACTCCGGGCGGCAGAGATCATATCTCCTGTCGTACCGAATACAATCGCTCAGTTGCGGAGTCGATCATTGCGAAGGCTCAATCATTAATATTTGACAACTGGAACATTCCGGCCCGGCTCTCCGATAAGCGCGAGTTCTACCAATGTAAATGGTGTACATTCCAAGGCATCTGCCACGACGGAGATTTCCCGCTTGTACATTGCAAGACCTGCCGCTACCTCGAACCCGTCAAAGACGGAAAATGGAATTGTCTGAAACATGAGAAAGAAATAACAGAGGACACGTTGTTTCAGGGATGTGATTATCACATCTATAATCCCGCGCTGATCGCGGCAAAACTGGTCGAGCATCAGGAAGACGGATGCATCTATGTCACCGACAAGGGATTCAGGTTCGCTAATATTTATAACACGGGATTGCCTGAACTCAAGGGCGAACTCGACGCGATATATCCGAGCAAGCATTTATTTGAGAAGATAAAATCAGTAAATAATATGACAAAGGAAATCGTTAAAATTCAGCAAACATTTCAGGGAGAAATCGTTGATACAAAAAATGTGCCTAAGAAGGCATGGGAAAAGAATAAGGAATTGAGGGATATATAGTGACCGACAGTAAACGCAAAAACATCATCAATGCCATTTATGATCTACCGCCAAAGAAAACCTTCTG